TTATGATCGTTGGGGCTTTGCCGCCAAACCGTTTGAAGTGCAGGGCGTCAGCCTTGATCTTGCGGCCTCGGGTGATGCGGCACTGCTGCTGCCAGAACTGGTCCTGCGCGAAACCTCGCCGCTGGTGTACGACTGGGCGGCAAGCGAGGCACAGATATATGCGGCCGCCCCGCGCACGGCGTTGCCAAATGCTTATGATATTCCAGCGCCGGGGCCGCCCACAGTTACAGAGGATCTTTATGTCACCCGCGATGGTGGCGGGTTGAAGGTTCTCGCGCGCGTTTCTTGGGAGGCCGCCCCTTCGGGCTTTGTTGCGGGCTATCAACTGCAGGCACGGCAGAGTGCAAGCGGAGATTGGCTGGATTATGGCCGCACCGATGGCACCAGCCTTGAGATCCGCGATATTGCGCCGGGAGGGTGGCAATTCCGGGTGAAAGCGATCTCGGTGCTGGGCGTGTCGTCGGTCTGGCAAACCGCGTCAGTCGAAATTCTGGGCCTGACAGCACCCCCAGCCGGGCTGGACAGCGTGACGCTGCAAACTGCCGGTGGACTTGCCATCCTGAAATGGGCCAGGTCCGTTGATCCTGATGCGCGGGTTGGCGGCAATATCGTGATCCGCCATTCGAAAGAAGTCACGGCGACTTGGTCGGACAGCTATTCGATGGACCGGGTCGGCGGCGGTGAGGCTATTGCGGTGGTGCCACTGAAGCCTGGGACATATCTGCTACGGGCAGAAGACAGTGGCGGCAGAGCTGGACCGGAAACTCGCGTGTCCACCAAGGGTGCACAAGTGCTGGCGTTCTCAACCTTGGCCTATCTGCAGGCCGATCCGGGGTTCGTGGGCGCAAAGACGGGTCTGCAGGTTGTGGGTTCAAACCTGACACTGACGACCACAACAACTGGCGGGGTCACCCAGGTCACTGCAATGGCGGGGCAATACGGCTTTGCCGCCGGGCTCGATCTTGGGGCCGTCAAACGCGTGCGCCTGCGCTCTGAGATCGGCGTTGCAGCTCTGGCGCTGAACGACCGGATCGATGCGCGCACAGCACTGATGGACAGCTGGGCCGACTTTGACGGCGCGGCTGGTGCTGAAATCGACGTGCTCTTTGAGATCCGCGAAACTGATGACGACCCAAACAGCAGCCCCACTTGGGGGCCTTGGGGTCGGCTCGACAACCATGAAATCGAAGCCCGCGCCGTTGAGGCCCGGGCCTATCTCTCCACCAAGGACGCGTCTTACACGCCCATCGTCTCCCAACTGCGGCTTTATGCCGATGAGGTCGCCTGAGGGGCTTTGCGTGCACAACGCGCGCGCTTTCGCCGCCTGTGGGCTGCGCCCCCAACGCAAAACCCCGCAAGAAGACTTGATACAGAACGGAAAGCCCTGAATGCCCCAGACATCGAGTTTTACAATCACCAACGACACCGGAGCCGCTGTTCGCGCCCGGATCAACGAGGTGATCGCCGCCTTACAATCCACCAGCGCCGGGGCGTCGGCACCGACCGCAGCCGTTGCGGGCATGCTCTGGGTCGACACCTCTGCATCCCCGCCGGTGCTGCGGCGGCGCAATGCGACGAACACAGGCTGGGACGCACTTTTGGATGCAGCGGGCAATTTGGCAGGGTTGGCAAATACGGCGCTGGCGCGGGGAAACCTCGGGCTTGGCACAATGGCGACCAAAGCCGCAGTGGAGTATGATGACACGATTGCAGGCAAGGCGGCGCTCACGGGGGCGACCTTCACCGGGGTGGTGACAGCGCCAAACTTCGTCTCCTCCTCAGATGCGCGGCTAAAATCCGACATTGAGACCATCACGGATGCGCTGGCGCTGGTTGGGGCTCTGCGCGGTGTGCGGTTCACCATGGATGGAACCCGCCAGATCGGCGTGGTGGCGCAGGAGGTGAAACCGGTTCTGCCCGAGGTCGTGCGGGAAGATCAGGCAGGACAGTTGTCCGTTGCTTACGGCAATATCACCGGCCTTCTCATAGAGGCCGTCAAAGAACTGACCGCGCGGGTTGCGGCAATAGAGGAGGCGCGCCCATGAATGATGGTGGGTTTATCGACATGATCCATTCGGTGTTCGGCGGGGCTGTCACCACCCTGATCGGTGCGCTGACCGGACGGCTGATGTGGCATTCGGGCGAGGTAAAGCTTGGTCGGCGCCGCTTTTTTGGCAAGGAGCTTTTGTGGGAAATTCCTGTCGCCGTTGGCATGGCGCTGATCGGCGAGGCTGCGGCGAATTACATCGGCCTCGCGCAACCGGTCTCGACAGGCTTTGTGGCAACCCTCGCCTATCTTGGGCCCCGCGGGGCTGAATCCCTGCTGGCGTCCTGGCTGGGCCGTAAGAAGTAATTGCCCGTTCTGGCACGTGTTCCGGCGCGTGTTCTGGCATTTTTGTACAAACACCAACACCCTAAGCGCCGCCCAACCTCGGGCGGCGTTTCCTTTTGCATGGGACAAAGACATGACCGCTTTTGAAATCGCCCGAAGCTATATCGGCACCACCGAAGGCCCGGGGGCCGCGAACAACCCCAAGATCATTGAGATGTATGCCACCATTGGACAGGATTGGGTCGAGCATGACGACGTGGCCTGGTGTGCTGCTTTTGTGGGGCATTGCCTCGAGAAAGCCGGGATCCGCTCTACCCGCAAGCTGACTGCGCGCTCCTATCTGGATTGGGGTGAGGCTGTGGATCTGGCCGCCATGCGTCCGGGTGATATTGGCATCATCCCACGTGGCACCTCGGCCTGGCAGGGCCATGTCTTTTTTATCGACTGTGTTGAAGGCAAGTGGCTGTTTGCCTTGGGCGGCAATCAGGGCGATGCGGTCAGCGTGCAGCGCTATCCGGTCTCAAAGCTGATCGGCCTTCGCCGCGCGCCAGCCGCTGGATCACGTCGTCTGCCCCCGATCAAGGCAGTGCAATCGATGTTGCGCGATCTTGGCTATCATGAAGTGGGCGCGGTTGATGGTGTGATGGGCAGTCGCACCAGTGGCGCTGTTCTGGCCTTTCGCGCTGACCACGGCCTGCCGCTGGAGCCGGTGATTGACGCCGCCTTTATCGCTGCCTTGGAGACTGCAAAGCCGCGCGCGGTCAGCCCTGAGCGCGCATCTGGGCAGCCCGCAGCCTCGCGCATTGTCACCGCTGCAAATGCGCAGATTGCGCTTGGTGCTGCCGGATCAGCAGGGATTGCCCTGACTGATCTGGCGCCTCTGATCACACAGGCCGAAGATGGGCGTGATATTGCAACCCGGGTGTTGGATCTGGTCGGGCTTGGGGCGCATGCAGCCACGATCCTCCCCCTACTGGGTGCCGTTATCTTCCTCGCCATCATCGTCTTTGCCGTCAAATCCCGTGCCGCTCGGATTGAGGATCACCGGTTGGGGAAAACACCATGATCCTAGGCGCGCTGCTCCGTTTGGGAACCCGGTTGCGCTTGGGTCTGGCGCTGGCGGCGATTGCGATCTCAGCCCTTTGGATTGCCTTCGCCCGAGGTCGGGCGGAGGCGCGCGCGCATCTTGCTGTCAAAGAGGCAGAAGCCCGCATTCGCTCTCTCACCATTGCAAAGGACATCCGCCATGAGCTTGAGGTTTTGCCTGACGCTGAGCGCAAGCGCCGTCTTGCTCGCTGGATGCGGGATTGATCTGCGCGCCCCCGCCGATTGCGATTGGGCCATGCCCATCCTGCCTTCGCGCGCCGATCAGCTGACGGATGGCACTGCATTCCAAATCCTGACCCATAATGAAACCGGTGCACGGCTTTGCGGGTGGCGGCCATGACGGGGCTGTTTACTGAAAAGATCAGTTCCGTCCGCAGCACTGTTTGAATTTGCGTCCCGACCCGCAGGAGCACGGATCGTTTCGGCCAGGCCGTGCATCAGACTTGAACGGCATGCCGGGAAGATTGGCGGGTTCAGAACGGGCAAGTTCAGGGCGTGATTGGTGCAGGATTGTTGCCACACAATTTGGGATTAGATCAGGCGCTTCACGATCAATCTCATCGAGATCTTTCTCGGAAAACTTACTCCTGCCAGTATCTATGTCCCGCAGTGCCATCATGAATATCATGGAGGCTTGTGTCTCTTCATCAGCCTCATCGAGAAGCCTTTTCCAAGCGTTTGGCCTAACATCCAGTGCGCGGGAAAAGCCGTCCACCCAAGGTTCCCAGAGGGTCTCGTCGCTGTTTGGGTCAACTTCATAGATGGGCTCGATCCAGAGCGACCGCGTCATCGCTTCGGCAACAGAGTTATAATGGCCCATAACTGCGCCAATGGTTTCGTCAGCGATCTTCATGTCGGGGAAATTGGCCTCGCCCGTTTCACCCCAGACATGAGGCAGCCAATCCGAGGGCATGATCATATCCGGGCAAGCCAGAATGCCGGTCACATAGCCATCAAGTTCGCTCAACGTCATGGGCACGTTCTCCACGGGCAGCGCGTGCAGCAACGCGCTGAGACGATCGAGGTCTTGATCTGATTGGCCCATTAAATACTCCCGTTCATACCGGGATTTTCTAATCGCGAGATTGCCACTTAGCAATCCGGCGAACTGATTGTTTTGGAGGAGCGGATGACCAACACGCACATAACCGAAGGTCCAGTCATTCTAATTGGCTATGAATACCGGCTGCAGCTGCAAGCAGATACCGCGCTCTTTGCGCAGGCATGCGTCTTGGTAGGCCAAATGCGGACGCGTTTGGCAGCGCTGGAGGTGATTGCCACCCTTTCGAGCGCAACCGGCAGCCTCATACGCATCGATGATTACACCCTCGAGATTGTAGTGGCAGCGGATGTGACGGCTGCCCTCATTCCCGGCAGCGTGGTTGTGGATTTTGTCCGCACGGATCTCACCCCGGAGCGCCCGCTTGGCTTCTCGCTGGAAATCCCGGTCCAGCAACCGGTGACACGGGGACTTTGACGCCATGACCGCCGCGCTCGATCTCCGGCTCCAGACCGGGCCCATTCGTATTCGCGTCTCGGCCCTGTCGCCGATCACCCTGCGCCTGGCCACAGCGCCGGTGTCTGTCCGCCTGTTGGGCTTGCCCGGGCCAGACGGTTTGCGCGGGCCTCAAGGCGCGCAAGGCAATCAGGGTGACCCTGGCGTGACCATTCTGCCCACCGACGCGCCCATCAACGGAGGATTTTTCTGATGGCCAATACAATCCAGCTCAAGCGCCGCGGCTCTGGCGTGGCAGGCGCGCCTGCAGCGCTTAAATCGGGCGAGCTTGCCCATAACGAGGTCGATGATACGCTTTATGTTGGCAAGGGGGACGATGGCACCGGCAATGCAACCACCATCGCGGCCCTTGCTGGTGCAGGGTCCTTTGTTGCCTTGACCGGTGCGCAGATGGTGGCAGGCTCCAAAACCTTCACCCTCGTTCCAAAGTCCTCCCAAGACGCCAGTACCGCGACGGATCTCGTGCGCAAATCGCAACTTGATGCGGGGCTTGCCGCCAAGGCAGAAGCTGTGCATGGCCATATCATCGGCGATGTGACGGGCTTGCAGGCTGCGCTCGACGGCAAACTCGGCGCATCGGCCAATGCCGTATCGGCAAGCAAGCTCGCGACGGCGCGGACAATTGCACTGGCTGGCGATCTCTCGGGTGCGATCAGCTTTGATGGCGCGGCCAATGTGACCCTGACGGCGACCGTGGTCGATGACAGCCACAACCACATCATTGCCAATGTGGACGGGCTACAAGGAGCGCTGGACGCCAAAGCGCCCTTGGCATCGCCTGCCCTGACGGGCGTGCCCACAGCGCCGACGGCCAACACCGGAACCAGCACACCCCAGCTCGCAACCACGGCCTTTGTGCAGCAGGCCATCGTTGCTTTTGGTCCGGGCGATATGCTGGCGGCGACCTATGACACCAACAGCAATGGCAAGGTCGATACGGCCGAACTGGCCGACGCTGTGCCTTGGGCGGGCGTTACCGGCAAGCCCACCAGCTTTACGCCTTCAACCCACAGCCACACGATCTCGCAGGTGACCAGTCTTCAGGCAGCGCTTGATGCCAAAGCCCCGCTTGCCTCGCCGGGCCTGACCGGCACACCCACAGCACCAACCGCTGCCTCTGGCACTAATACCGCGCAGCTGGCGACGACAGGGTTTGTCGCCGCGGCCATCGGAGCGCTGATTGATGCGGCTCCGGGTGCTTTGGACACGCTGAACGAGTTGGCAGCGTCTTTGGGCGATGATCCGAATTTTGCGGCCACCGTGACCAATGCTTTGGCAGGCAAGCTCGCTGCCGCGTCAAACCTCGCAGACCTGCCCAACAAGACGACGTCGCGCGCAAACCTCGGCCTTGGCAGCATGGCCACGCAAGCCGCAAACGCTGTCGCCATCACCGGCGGTACAATCAACGGCATTGCGCTGGACGGGGGCACGTTCTGATTATGGCCAACACTCTTTTGGTCAAGCGCACCACCGTGGCAGGGCGTGTGCCGACGACAGCGCAGCTGGCTCTTGGCGAATTGGCGGTGAACACCGCAGATGGCAAGCTGTACTTCAAGCGCAACCTCA